TACAACAAAAAGAGGCGATAAAGTTTTTCATAGGGACGGAAGGTTTATCAAAATGTTTGGTAGAGAACCATTTAAGAAAAGTGGTATTTATTAAATTAATAAGTATTATAAAATGATTTTTTATCTATATAATAATATATAGATATGAGAACGATTGTATTGAATACATCTAATTTAGTTGCTGACGGACAAAATAACAAAATGATTTATAGGTTTCCAGGTTCAGTTGTGTTTAAAGATAGTTATGTTGCTTTATCACAGGTTAATATGTATTATTCTTGGTATAATATTAGTGTAGCATTAAATAATAACATACTACAATACACTTGGGTAGTTGCTGGAACTACTACCACATACACTATTACTATTCCTGATGGTTTATATGAAGTATCAACATTAAATAGTTTATTACAATTTACGATGATTTCAAACGGACATTATTTAATAAACTCAACAGGACAAAATGTTTATTATGCTGAATTAATTTTAAACCCAGCAAGATACGCAGTCCAAATAAACACATTTTTATTTCCAACATCATTACCAGCAACATTTACTCAACCTTCTAATTTTCCAGGATACCCTACACAAACCTTTAATCCACAAATCATTATGCCCTTAAAGATAAATCAAATATTAGGATTTACTCCTGGTTATTCTACTAATGCTAATACAAACAACGGATATACTCCTCCATCAGGTCAAGACCTTATATCTAAATTAGGAAATGGGACATTATCATATTTAAGCACAACTGCTCCAAACTTACAACCCAATTCATCTATTTTAGTAAGTGTAAGTAATATTGATAATCAATACGCACAACCAACTTCTATTTTGTATTCTATTGTTCCATCAGTAGCATTTGGAGAATTAATTAGTGAAAAACCACCTCAATTTGCTTTTAATAAATTGATTGATGGAACTTACAATCAACTTGCTTTAACATTTTTAGGAACTGATTTACAACCTATTAAGATTAATGACCCTAATATTACAATTCTTTTAGTATTTAAAGATAAAAACGAAGTTGTTTAAAATATTTTCTAATCTTAATTATATAGAATGAACGCAGAACTTAACGAACAATACCTTAATAGAAGTTATGATGATTACCAAAAGGAACAGATGAAGTTGATGAATGATTTTAAAAACGATACTATGGTTGAAGATAAAGATATACAAAAACAAATAACTTTATTAAATACTATTACTATAAATATTTTAAGATTTAGAAACTTAAAAAAACAAATACAAGAAAAAAAAAATAGATAATAATATATATAGATGATTAAGACAAGTAAGGTGTATATCCCTCAATCAAACCATATTGGTTTAACAAGACACTTGAAAGGAAATATTGTTGGTAGAGGAACTACTCCTCTTCTTCTTGATGGTGGTTTAGGAATGGGTAATAGTTATTCTTCTATTGATGATTATATTGCTACTACTGGTCGTAATCCAGGTAAAGTAGCAGGAACTGGTTTAGGAAAAGATTTTACTGATAAACTATCAAAATTAAATATAGGAAAACTGCCTGTGTCAAGAAAACCAAAAAATATTAATTTTAGTTTATAAAACTATATGAATTAGTATTTAGAAAATCATATTAGGAATAATTTGAAATATATAGATAATTCAAATTATTTTTTTATCTAACTAATTTATATAATGTCTTGCGATAAATTAGTTTTTGACCTTTCACAAGAGGTAGAGGGTTCGCCAAATGTTTTCGTTAAGAAGGATTGGTTGAATATTTTAGACAATCAAAATGGTCAGTATAGTTCAAACCAATCGGTTATAGACACTTCCCAACTTACCAATTCAAATAAGTATATGTCTTACCGAGAGGGTTATTTAGCAGTTCCTATGCTTCTTTCTTTGGGGACAACCTCCCTTGCTACATCAGCAAACTTTCTTCCTGCTACTGCTGGAACAAGTGCCGATTACGCAGTTTCTCTTAAAAACTGGTTCGGTCAAATAGTTCATTCACTCACACTTGATTACAACGGAACTACTATCATACAGCAAACTCCGTATTGTAATATGTGGAACTCCTTTAAACTTATGACTTCCCTTTCTTGGAATGATGTTTGGACGCAAGGTGCTTCTATCGGTTTCTATCCTGATGACCCAACTACATTTGCTTTTTTTAGTTCGTCAGCAGGTTCTCTACAAGGAGTAGGAACTTGTAATAATAGTAATTTGATGATTGCTTCACCAGTCGTTTCAGGTCGTTTTAACGAATTTGGTTCAACACAAGGAAACGAAGGTCTATTGAAACGCTCTCAATATATTAACTACGATGCTAATGGTGATAGTGGTTCAGGAACTTATACCGACCTTCTTACTACTACTGCTTGTTCTAATATTTGGAAATCATTTGTTTCAAGTAAGGTTAATGGTGTTAATGCTACTACACAAGGTCAATTCCAAATCTCCATTATGGCGATTATTTACCTTAAACATCTTCACTCATTTTTCAATAGCGTCCCACTTATTAAGGGTGCTTATATGAAGGCAACACTCAATCTTAACAACACATCAGTCGCATTTACTTCAACTGCTACTACTGGTGCTATTACTATCAATAGTGTTTCAAATGCCGTTGGTGGTGTATGTCCTTTAATGGTTGCTTCCGCAGTCGCTTCTAATGGTGGTGCTTGTCTTTCTGTTAATACTATTGCTAATGCTACTACAACAACTTATACCGCAAATCTTTCTGTTGGTGCTGTATGTTTAGACCCAACCCTTTCAACATTCGTTCAACAAGGTCAATTATCTCGTTCAATTTACCTGTATGTCCCAGCATACACATTCAATCCTGTATTTGAAAGTGCTTACCTATCCAGTCCTATTAAGCAAATTAAATATACTGATATTTACCAATACCAAATTACCAACATTCAAGCACAAACAGGTCAGGTAAATCAATTAATCACAAATGGTATTGCTAATATTAAGAGCATCCTATTACTCGCATTCTATTCTCCTCTTGCTGGTTCTGCTAATACTGGTCTTCCAACTGGTCTTCCAGTTTTCCAGTCCCCTTTTGATACTGCTGGTTGTGGTTCTCAATCTCCTATGGTTCAATTCAATAACTTTAATATTGTTGTTTCAGGTCAAAATATTATCTACAATACCCAACAAAGAGCATACGAACAATTCCAAAATCAATTTTACGGCACTAATGCTGTAAATGGAGGTATGACCGACGGACTTACAAGTGGTTTGATTGATAGATTAGGTTTTGATATGATTTATGGTTCTTACTATGTTGATATTTCAAGAATGCTTCCAGTAGAGGAAAGTGTCCCTAAATCTATCCAAGTCATAGGAACTAACCAATCTAATAAAGCAATTGACCTTTATGTGTTCGTAGAATACGGAGTAGATATTTCAATTGACGCACTTACAGGTGTAAGAGTTTAATAAGATTACCATTAATTTTTAAATAATATATTATAATTTATTCAATAAAAATTATAATATTTTACCATAGCAATTTATCGGCGTAGTATCCAGCACTACCAATAACATCTTTATCCTTCTTATGGCGTATCTTATATAATCTACGGCGATTTTCAGCATATTCCTTACCTTCTTCAATCATATATGTAGGATAATCACTATATCCTTTCGCACCTACACTTGTAATATATTGATTATTCATATCATATACATCAATCTTTTTTTTAGGATTTTTTGATGGTTCAATTTTTACTCCTAATTTTTTTGCTTGTTGATAAGAATAAGGTTTTATATCATACTTTTCAATTCCTTTTCCTTCAAAAGGCGGTAAGTTCTTATTACCTTTGATATATTGTTTTAAAAAAATCTGTTGTAATAAGTTTTTATAATCAATTTCATTAGGGGTTAATGGAGTTTTTTTATTTATTCTTTTTGTTGGTCTATATACTGGGTAATCTAATCCACCAACATCAGTCCAATCTTCTTTAAACCATCTTTGTAAGTTTTTAGGTTGTTTATCATCAGTATAAGTTCCTCCTAATTCTTTATATTTCTTAACAATAAAACCACTTTTATATGCGGAAGGTTTAGAATATCTTTCATCCGCAATTTCTTTTGCTTTTTTATATAATTCAGGATTATCAATTATAGGCATTTACTTTATATAATATTAGAAATTATTATTTAGGCGTTATTTTTAGTTAAGCAAAATCCATTATTTTTTTTCTCATATAGATATATAATGAAATTAGTTGAAGTTGGTGTATCTCCAAAGCAAATTAGTAAATTGCGAAACGGACACAAAGTCAGGGTTAAGAAACCTATGGTCGGTCAAGGTGTTTGTATGATTGTAAGTCCTTCTAAATACGATATTATTACAAGGTCATTTTCAAGAGGAAAGGGTGCTGAAATATCATTAAGTCCTGATGAAATTATGGAAAATCTTAATGCTTCACCACAAATGGAAGGAAAAGGTATTTTTGGTAAAAAGTTTGATAGATTTGTTGAAAAAACTATTGGTAAAAAGGCGAAAGATGTTATTTATAAAGGTGCTGATATGTTAAAGAAACCTCTTAAAGAAGGTATTGATAAATTAGCAGATTATGCCCCTGAAATTGGAGCAAGTGCTTTAAGTGGTCTTGCTTTGGCGACTGGAAATCCTGAACTTGTCCCTGTTGCTGGTATGCTTGGTTCTAAACTTGGTAAATTAGCAGGAAAAAAAGGTGCTACACTTGCGAAGGATTATTTAGATAGACCAACATATTACCAAGAAAAGGTAGGTATTGGTGGTTCTAAAAGACGAGTTCCTACTGATGTTGTTAATAATTTAAATCAAGTTCAAGGAACAAATATGGGTTATATGGAAAGGGCAGGATTAGCAAATGCCGATGCTTTAAGACAAAGAGCAGTAATGTTAAGAGATATTGAAGAAAATAAATTGAAGCAATTATATCCTAATTCTAATGTTAGTGAAGCAGATATAGATAAAGTATTTGATGCTATACCAGTTGGAAATGGTTTATATGCTGGTGGAAATGGTCTATATGCTGGTGGAAATGGATTATACGCACAAAGTGGTAGAAGTTTAATAAGAGGAAGAGGTGCGAGAGTATTACCACAAGCACTATTATCACAACCTTTTAGTGCTAATTTTCAATTTAGACATACCCTTCCTCCTGCTTACCAAATGATAGGAAAAGGACTTTACGCATAATTAAAATAAATATGTAAATTAATTTTCTAATCATATAATATAAATGAGTTTAACAGATATTCAGTTGAAGGTATTATCAAAAGCGATGGATTTTCCATTAGCAGGTGTTTATTTTAAAGATGAATTACCATCTAAATTGGAATTAAATAAAGCATATATAGTAAATATAGAAGATGCCGAAGATGAAGAAGGAAATGATAATGGTGGAACACACTGGACTTGTTTTCAAATAAATAAATATCCTAATGGTAAAATAGAAGGTATTTATTTTGACCCTTATGGTGTGGGTATGCCCCAAGATGTAGAAAAAGCAATTATTAAAAAAATAGGTAAGAAAATACCAAATACAACAAAGGATATTCAAAGTTTAATGAATAATGCCTGTGGGTATTATGTTAGTGCTTTTTTACATTTCATTAATTCATCACAATATAGAAGTAAAGATTTATACACAGATGTATCAACATTTTTAGATATGTTTGATGATTTGAATAAATCCGTAGATTTCAAGAAAAATGAATATATTTTGAAACACTTTTTTAGAACAAAGAATATTGAAGATAGAACACCAGTAGATATTGATATGATTGTTGAACCTGATACATCAAGAGTGGATTTAGCAAAATTACCTGTTGATGTTAAAATTATGTAATAGGTCAAAATGCCTATAAACCTGTGAAGTGGGGCGGTGTTTTATAACTTTTTCTATACGGAAAAAAAAATAAAAAGTTGAAAATAAAAAAATAAAAAAAAGTTATAGGAAATCTTCTAAAATACCGCACAACTTCGTAGGAAACGCCCCAGTTTGTTTCTAACTATAAAAAAATCATATAAATATTATAAAAATAGTAATATTATTATAATATAAACCAATCCCTTCTATTTCTTAACATAGGTGTCTAACATATTACTTGATGACCCCATATCTTCCATAGTTTCAGCAACTTCTTTCTTCTTATTTATAGTATCACCAAACTTATCAGTTAAATAAGTATGTCTTAATTGATTAACACCAACCTTCTTACCATCAAAGATACGATTAAGTCGTTGATTTAATTTAACACTTGATAATTTATTCATATTAGCATCAAATAAAAGATAATCCGTTGGATTTATAGAAGACCATTTCTTTATAATATTCCTTAATTGAACTGGTATATCTACTTCTTGTTTTCCGTAAGTTTTTGCTGTCTTATATGAGTTGAAAATCATTTTGTTTTTATCCATATAATTATCAGTTTCTTTATCAATATTTTTTATCTTAAAATCTACAAAATCCTTTGACCTTCTTGGTTTTATAAAAACTGAACCAAGAACACATAGAATAATATAATTTTGTATTTGTTGTAAATCACTTATGGTAATATTTTTCTTTTTCATAATCAAATCTGCGTTCTGTTTCAAATCATTATAAACTTGCTTAATTTCATCAGTTTCTACCCAAGATGCCTCTTGTGCTGGGGTTTTTTCTTGTTTAGAAATGTCCTTATTATAATCCCTTACATCTTCCGCCATCAAATCCCTATAAGGTTTCTTATCAGTAATTATTACTAAACTACTTAATATCGTTTTTCTTTTATTTGGCGGAACATCTTTTAAAAACTTCAATACTGGTTCAGTATTATCAAACTTGCTTAAATCAATATCGCCTTCACCAAATACCCTAATATAAAGATTTTTAAGTATTGATGAATAAGTTGTTAAAGAAGATTTAGATAGTGTTGGGCGTTTTGCCGAAATATACTCCTTAATTTTTTCCATTATATAATTAAGATTAGATATTTATTTAGGCGTTTTTATATAATTATTTATATTAAGTTTAGAATAAATATTTTTTATATTATTATATAATATAAGGAAAAATGGAAAATCCTGAATTGAGAAGTTTTAAAAACGATTTACGATATGGTTTAGAAAAAGAGTTAGAGGTTATTGATATTCTTAAAATGAACTTTGATGATGAAGTTGATATAAGAAGCACAAAAGATATTTATAATGATGATTACTATATTTATGATTTTGAAGCAAAATCAGGAACATCTTGGGAACTTAAAAGTAGAAGAATAAGAAAGTATCAATTTCCAACCACTATTGTTCCAGTAAGTAAAGTAAGAGATACTGATAAGAAACAAATATTTATTTTTAATTTTACTGATGCTTGTTGTAGTATAGATTATGATAAAGAATTATGGGATACTTTTGAAATAAAAAATGTATCAACAGAAAGATTTGGTAAATTAGATTTACCTAAACCTCATTATCATATTCCTATTAAACATTTAACAGATTTAGTTAGAGTTCATAGGATTAAATAATTTATTAATAATTAATTTATATTATTTATTAATATAAAAACTACTTAAAGGGATATTTTTATATTAATTTATAATATAAGATGGATAATCAAAGATACTGGGTTAGTGAAAAAAACTGCGTATGGAATGTTCTATATCATAAGCATCATCATAACGATAAAAGAAACAATAAAATACGAGGAGGTTGCTTGTATTATAAAGGTGAATGTATTTGGGGAAACGATAAAGATTATAATTTATTTGAAAATATTGATGTAAGAAAGTTTCATTATGGTTGCGGACATTTTTGGACTGAATGTGGTGATGATTTTATTATTGATTGGGTTATTAATAAGACATTAGATATTCCTTCTACTACAAAGATGAAATGGGATAAAGAAGAATTAAAAGAATTAGGATTTGTGTATGTTCCATATAATAAAGAAGAAGCAATTATTAAGAAAATGAAAAAAACTTTTTATTGTAGTTGTAAAGAAGTTAAGAAAGGTGAAAAAGCAGAATGTGCTATTGATTGGGCGAGAAAATATTGGAAAAACGATGATTTATAATCAATTAAAGAATACTTTTAAACAATAGTTAATACTTTAAACAGAAATATAAGATATTTATATGATTATTAAGATATATAATCATATATATATAGATAAATTATATATAAACATTAATAAAATTAATTTTATTAAGA